CCAAGGTTATTTACAGAAGTCTTTGGGAACGTCGATTCATGACTTACTGCGACAAAGAAGATAATATCTTGTCGTGGGGGTCCGAAGAGGTTGTAGTTCCGTACATCTCACCTGTAGATAATAAGCCCCACCGATACTATGTAGACTTCATAGTCGAGGTTCGTCAGAAAGATGGGACGAAAAAAGTAAAATTAATTGAGGTCAAGCCAAAGAAGCAATGTTCGCCTCCAAAGAAGCAAACACGAAAAACAAAAAGATACATCACCGAAGTAAAAACGTGGGGTGTCAATTCTGCAAAATGGAAAGCCGCAACAGAGTATGCGGAAAATAGAGGATGGGAATTTCAAATCCTTACTGAGAAAGAATTACAACCATAATGGCTGATATAAAAACAGAATCTTTCAACCACGCATCCAACCAGTACAACATAATGTTCCAACGAAGAGTTTTCGTAAAAGGAGAACTCAGGAAATCTCTTATACGTTCTGTGGGGGAGGGTGCGGTTGATGTTTTTAACAAGATGTTCAAGAAAAAGGCAATAGGAACTGATGTTGAGGCCAAACAAAAATCGGTAGAAGCAAAAGAACTGAAACGAGTAGAACTATCTACGTTCAACCAACTGGCAGATTTCTTTGTAAAAACAATTGAGTCTGCGTTTGGATCAGGAGAAGAATTCAGTTCAAACGAAGTTACAGATCACCTTCTGACTACAGACGAATCTATTAGTGCATATGATGTAAGCAGAGGTGGAATGTATCTTTTCAAATATGAACCAACCACCAAAAGCAAACTCAAGTACTATGATGAATTGCCACTTATAATCATGTTGGGCAGAACTGCTACGGGATTTGCTGGACTCAATGTTCACTATCTCCCAGAGAAGTATAGAATACAGCTACTAAAACGGCTATTTTCTAGCGTAGATTTTTCCAAAGCGAAAGAAGACGATATACAAGCTAGACTTAATACAGTTTCTACCTATAAATTCATAATTCCGACCTATAAAGAGTATAAATATGATGGGATATCATCTAGACTCGTTCGAATCCCAATTGAAAACTGGTTACTTGCTTCTTTGTTGCCAATCAGCAAGTTCCAGAAAGAGTCTAGAAGAAATGTATGGGATGATTCACGACGACTCATCAACGATCAAGAAAGAAGAACTTAATGCCATTCATCGAACCATCAAAGTATATTGCACTGTCTTCAAATTTATACAGACCGACGCGATTCTTCTTTAAGATAAATGGACTACCTGAAAAATTAGGAGTCGGTTCTGTTCGTGATTTTCAAACCGAGATATTCTTCTCTACCGAAAGTGTGTTCTTTCCCTCTAGGAACATAGCCAGTGAACCATATAAAGTTGCGGGACCAGTTGACGAGATTCCATATGAAAGTACATACAGTGGAGACTTGGACGTAACTATGAGAGTCTCTGCTAATTTCAAAGAAAGAGATTTCATGGAACAGTGGATGAATCTTGTCGTAAGTCAAACAACACAAGAGTTACAATATCCAGATTCATATCGCTGCAATGCAGAAATAGAAGCATATACCCTAGAGGAAGATTTTAGTCCATACAGTGTTAGGTTGACAGATGTGTGGCCAAAAGGAATCGGACGAGTTACAGTAGGGCAAGGACTCACTGATGCAATTGCAACAATGCAAGTTCAATTAGCATTCAGACGTTACTATATCGTAGGATCACCAAATGATCCAGGCGAAGACAACATGAACAGAGAAGCAACTCTAGGACCTAGACCTGAATTTGATCCAATTGAGGCGCCTCAGAATCCCCTCACCGCTGGATTTATAGCAAGGGGTGAGGAAGTATTTCGTAGTGGACCTCGTCGCGTCAGAACTGATGCTAACAATTTTTCTGGGGGTCCTATTGATACCCTAGATGATATATGATTGATTAGATTATAAACTTAGTAAACAGACTTATTATGGAGAACATTTAACATGACATTACCAGCAATAGAAATACCAGTATATGAGGTAAAGTTGCCTACATTGAATAAAACTGTGAAGTACAAGCCATATACAGTAAAGGAAGAAAAAACTCTTTTAATGGCTATAGAATCAAACGACGAAAAACAAATATTTGAAACTAGCCTGCGATGTTGTGATTCTTGTATCCTTGATGACAGTGTAAAAATAGAAGAACTGTCTGTTCTAGATTTAGAACTGCTTATGATTTCAATAAGATCCAAGTCTGTTGGGGAAACTGTAGATGTTAGGGTTACTTGTGAAGAATGTAATCATACGTTGGATATAAAGGCAGATATAACCAAAATGAAAGTAAAAAAGAAAGGTAAGCCAAAAGACACAATAATGCTCGATGAGACGTATGGTGTTAAACTAAAATTACCCTCTATAGATTCTGTTTATGACTCACTCGTAAATAAAACTGATGAGTTAACATCAACCCTTCTTGCTTGTATCGATTTTGTGTATGATGAGGAAACAACGTACAGTTTCAAAGATTATACAGAGGAAGAAAAAACAGATTTTATAGAAAAAATGACAGTGGAAAATGTAAAAAAGATAAACGAACTTTTCATAGATAAACTTCCATCCAATTGCATTGACTTGCCCTTCACCTGTCCCTCTTGTGGAAAGGAAAACAAGAAAACAATGGAGAACCTCCTTGATTTTTTTATCTAATGAATCTCCATACCACTCTGGAGCAGTACTATAAAACCAATCACCAATTGATGTATTGGCATAAATATTCGATTACAGAAATAGATTCATTATATCCGTGGGAAAAGAAAGTATATGTCGATCTGTTAGCAGACGAGATAAAAAAAGAAAACGAAAGACATAATAAATGAGATCGTTAGTAGGCAAGGTAATAGAAATAAAAAACCAAGATCTGAATAAGATATCAGGTGCTGCTGTTGATAAATCCATACCTTCTGTTGTGCTTTTTAATCAAACTAAAGATTTCACTGTAGAGAGACAAAAACAAGCTACTTTCAACATAATGAACCCACGAAAAGTAATTTTTATGGGTTCAGCTAGTGGTAACGATGCAACCACGCGATCTGAGAGACGAGAAGAGGAACTAGAAAATAGAAGAAAAAGAAAAAATGCAACACTCGGTCTTGGTGCTTCTAGTTCTATAGCTGCTAAGAATCGGAAATTCGATCCCACCAAACCCGAAGATAAAGGTGACGGACTGCTTGATAAGGTAATGGATGTGTCTGGATCCGTACTTACAGGACTCGGTGGAGGACTTTTAGCTAGAATTCCTTTTCTTAAACCTCTGATTTCTCTTTCAAAACTTATTTTTAAAATGGGCAAAGGCGGACTAGGATTAACTGGACAGCTACTCAATCGCATTCTTCCCCAAATTCCTACGCTAGCCGGCGGAGCTGGTGCAGCCGGCGCAGGTGGCGCAGGTGGCGCCCCCAGGCCAGCACCAACATCAACACCCGTAAACCCCGTGACGGATATGTCAGGACCGCGTCCTAGCAGCACTAGCATAAGTACCCAAACAAAACCAACTATGCGCGGTCGAGTTGCAGACTGGACGAAGAAGGTCGGAGGTAAAGGGGGGAGGTTGTTTATGAGGGCGCTTGGACCTCTTGCCGTTCTGTATGAAGGTTATGAGGGATATAGAAAGATAAGGGCTTTTGAAGAGGGAATTGAACGTATAAAGCAATACCGAAACGATAACAGTGCGACCAGTCCACGTTTTACTCACGCAAAGATCGAAATACGCAAAGAATTTGAGGGTATGAAAGTAGCAGATTATCACATCGCAGCCGCGAAAGAGTTAGCTAATTATGGAATGAGTGCTTTCAGTGATGCAAAAAAAACCGACGAAACTTTGACTGAAAGTGACTTCGTTGCGATGCTAGGGCCTCATATGAAATTTGCTAATCCTGATAAGTTTACAAATCTTACATTTGGCGAACCCGACTCCATCCAAGATTTGATTGATACCCACATGAAAGCCGCGGCAGAAGCAGGCGATAAAATTATGCCAGGTCCAAAGGAGCTACAACAAAAAATGAATGAAAATGCCTCGAGACCTACCACTTTAGCTGTAACAAAGCCAGACGGCTTGTTAGGATCGCGGGACGCGATTCTCGATCAAACAGCCGCAGGTCCTATTCGTCTCGAATATCTTCCCAACATAGAGCCACCGTCTGTAAATCCCGTCACAGGGGAGATTGGACAAACCGATGCACAAATGAGAGAAAGTATAAACCAATTTTTAAATGCCATCAATCCGACATTTAAGAAGGGTACACCGAGTGTCAGTACTCAAAATCAAAATACATCACCTAATGTGTTATTCTCAGATACACTAACTACACGAGATTTTCTCGACACCGATATTGCTGATCAAACTATACGAACTAATCATGGTATAGACTTCACTAAGAGCCCGTATGTCGTGGATTAAATAAAAAAAAGGAGGACGGGCGAACCCGTCCTCCCGAAAGTGCCTCAAAGAATCTCAATCTTCGCTGGCCAACTGATTGAAGTAAGACATCGCATCAGTGTTTTCGTCAAACGTAGAGAGACTCTCCTCTCTCTCCGAGACACTTTCTGTGTTTTCTGTGGTAAGAGTTTCAGTTTCTGCTGAAGCCGTACCACGCTCATCACCACCAAGAACTTGATCAAGTCGCTGCTTGAGTTCATCATAGCTCTTGAAGTNGGATTCAGCAGTAAACTCACTGAGCTTGTACTGACTCTTCCAAAGTGATTCGAGCTTTTCATCATCTCCGTCGAAGAGAACGGAGGTTGCTTCGAATTCCGACTTGTCATAGTTGACGAAACCAGAAACCTTACGCACCTTGAGCTTGAAGTTTGCACCCTTCCAGTAATCGAATGGATTGACTGGTTCCTCATCTTGGAATTCGGGGTTCATTGCTTCAAGACACTTNTCGTGAATCTTCTTTCCGTACTTGTAGAGAAAGACCTTACCTTCGTTCTGAGGATTCGCGGGATCGCTAATCACCAGAATGTTGGAGAAGTATGAGAGACGGCGCTTACGCTCACGCGCAATATCCTTATCACTCTCAACTCCGCTGTTCCAGAGACGACTGTTCATCTCGGAAACGGGATCCTTCTGACCAAGTGTAGTCAGACTGTTCTCGATAAACCAACCACCTGGTCCCTTGAACCCGTGGTTGTACACCTTTGCCCAAGGCACATCGCCATCACCATCACACGGAGGGAGAAAACGAATAACGGCATAACCATTACCAGACTTGTCCAGTTNAGGTCGCCAAATGCGATCGTCGGTGTAGCTCTTCTTCTTGTCCATTGTTTCCATCTTCGACTGAAGACTGTTAAGACTGGACTCTGACTTCTTCTTAAAATCTGCAAAACTCATGTTGCATTCCTTCCCCGAGGAACTACCTCGGCCTTGTAAATTGACTGGGAACTCCCCAGTTCTGTTAGATAAGTATACCCCATTCGAGACATGGTGTCAAGTTTAAATGGGTAATTTTGCGGTTTGGGGAAGCATGTTGAGGCTTTCCCCNTCTGCCTGAATCTTCTCTATGATCGGCTTTGATAAATACTTTGCCGCGAAGGCAGGTTCTAAATCGTATTGATCACAAAGCCCTACGATGGCATCAATATAAGATCCACCATACTCTTCTACGGCTTTCTGTAATTCTGTGGTAAATAGTCTTTCAACTTCTTCAAACATAATATATCCCTTTCAATACAAGAATTATAGTTCAAACACCACAGTCTAACAAGTATATATATTAAGAATATTCAAAATTCTCAGGAGATGGGACACAGATGACTGATCCAAACAGAATCGTAGTAGTTGAAGGAGTAACAAGCTCTTTCATTGCAACAGATACCGTTACCGTAAGCGGAGCTACCCAACACTTTCAATATGTAAAGCTCGCATGGGGCCCAGATGATACCGTTAACCTAGTTGACTCTGCAACAGGAAAGCACATTCCTGTTCAGCTTTACGCTGGTGGTAGTGCAATCACTACAACTGGTAACGCTTTGGATGTAAACATTGGTGCTAGTGACATTACTGTTGCAACTCTGCCCTCGGGTGGTACTCTCGATTCTGTTACAATTGTCGGTGGTACGTTGGATGGGGTTACGATCGTCGGAGGGACAATCGACAACATCTCCTCCGCCACTGTTTCTGGTGGTACGCTGGATTCAGTTACAATCGTTGGTGGCACAATCGATACCATCTCCTCGGCCACAGTTGTCGGTGGAACCTTAGACGCAGTATATGTCCAAGGTGCTACGATTGGCCAAGTTACTAATGTTGCTGGTGTTTCTGCCGCTGTTGTTGTAGGTGGAACAATTGATACAATCTCCTCAGTCACTGCCTTGGGTGGAGGTACGATTGATACCATCTCCACCATAACAAACAATGTGAGTGTCACTGCTACCGATTTGGATATTCGAGGACTTACTTTCGGTGAATTAGGGGCCAGTGCCGCAGCACAAGATTCTGTTGTTGTGCAAGGTGCAAGCGGAGCATTCCCTGTTACCACGCTAATTAGCGGAGCAAGCGCCCAAGGTGTCGCCAGCACTCCAATTGGATCATCTGGTGACGCTCTGAAAGTCGCCGTTGTTGGCGCAGAAATAGCAGCAACTGTAAACGTAGGAACTGAAGTTGCTGTTTTCAGTAATGGAACACATCTACAGGTTTCTGGAAGTTCTGCTGGTGCTTCAGATGCACACCCAATTATAGTTGGAGGTTGTGCAGCAGCAGGAGCAATACCAGTTTCCCTTCATGGTGCTTGTGGTGGTGCAACCATCGACGTTACTGGATCCCATGTAAAAATCGACAGCGGTTCAGTAACAGCCACCGTATCTGCAACTGATCTCGATATTCGAGGTCTCAGTTTTGGTGCGGCGGGACATACTCTAGCAAAAGCTGATGCCACTGATAGTGTTGTGATTCAGGGTGCCACCGCAATGTATCCTGTTCATAACGTATTGCATGGTTTTACTAGTGATGAAGTTAATTCTGTTCCACTTGGGTTGACTTTTGATGGTGCTACTCCAATTCTTCGAACCTCTCTTGATCCTCGCTTTGCAACGAATGCAAATGCTCTACAGGTTCAAGGAAGATCAGACGGTCTTACTCTCAATCCAATAACAATAATTGGTCTTACAGGATCAGTAGCTAATCCATTGATTGGTGTAACGTTTAGTTCGCTCGCCACACAACCAGTGGTCGGGGGACACTCAGCGGATACCCTCAAGACATTCCTACACGGAATATGTCTAGCTACTGACATTGGGGATGACGTTGTTTTACCTGTTGGTGTCTCTGGTGACGCACTCCATGTTTATATGGATGACATCAGCATAAACGCTAGTATTGAGTCTACAAGCATCAGTCTCTCCAGTATTGACGCCGCCGCTAATCTTGCAGTCAAGGGAGCAGCCGCTGGTACAAATGGAGTGTTCGTCACGGGTACAGGTGGAACCCTTGGACAATGGCCCGTCATGGTTTCGGGATACAGTCCAGAAGGAGTATCTGCTGGCGCTAATGTATACCCAGTCGGAGTAACCTACGAACACTTCAATCAACTCGAAGGTTTGTCTGGTGGAATCACTTCCATCAACAACATCCTGTTCGGAATTAGTGCAGGAATTGACGGTGTGACAACTGGACTGTTCGATGTGATTGGAGAAATTCACGATCAGCTCTCATTCACAAACATAGAAGNAGCCGTTGGTGTGAAAGGTGATAGTCAGANAGACATCGTTACCGCACTCTCTGAACTTCATGNTGCATACNTTACNGANGNNGANACTCCNNCAGCCGCTACCATTCCTGTTTCGGTTGCTGCTCCTGACACAATTAGGACTGTCAAATTGGCCCTGNCAGCGNNTACGNCGACACAGATCTCAACGAATNCAGATCCACTCNNTTCGGGAGTAAGAGTCAAAGTTCCTAGCAGCACTGCTACAACAGCAAANGTNTTTGTTGGTGNGGATGTGNACGTNANTGCNNGNAACGGATANTTACTCGAANNAGGNGATGATGTCTTTATCGAAATAAGNATCAATGAGCAAAGTTTTTGTGTTTGCAACAGAAGCAGTAGATGTATATGCAATAGGAAGTTAATAAATGCCTGAATTACGCGATGAATCATATAATGAAAATAAAGGTGAGTGGTTCCCTTTTCATAGCAACGAGAATCCAAACACCAGATCCAGAGCGATGTACTTCTTTCATAACTCGCTGGGAGAAGTGACACCCGAAGCGCAAATCGGATTTACGGATCAAATAACCATTGGTGGTAGTGATGCTGGTGGTGGTGGTGGTTCTAATAATGAATGGCAAGGTAAAGCATCCGACATAGTAAGTTGGCCTATAACAGATGCTACCGATCAAACCCTTGAATTTTACTCAGATGGTAGTCGGTGTTATCAATACAGATTTCGCAACGGAAATCTTAGATGGCACATTAACCACCCACCAGGCTGGGATTTCAGTCTAGATCCCGGAAATGTGGAGAATCAAGCTGGTGTTAGTGGCTCTGATGCAGAAATTTATAAACGTTATGTTGATGCGCTTGAATTTATTCTAGACGGAAACAAGACAAAGAGTATCAGACTTGAAATACAAGATGATGAATCCGAAGATCTCTTCCGTGAATGTCTAGTTGATATTGCACTAACATATACAGATCCTGATGGTATTGAGAGAATTTGTGATGGTTCATATGATCAAACCACAGGTGGTGTGAATGGCAGTGGTAATGTCAATAATACTGCTGGTTATTTCTGTAGCCCAAGTCCCGTCGTCGATGGTTTCGGAACCAATGAAAATTGGCTGCAAAAACTAGGTGGAGCCATGGATGCTGCTAATGGGGGCAACGGAATAAATGCAGATCGAGTGTGGACTTGGAATGGTGCGGCTCAATGGCAGACCAGCTCTTCCAATAGCAATGGTCAAATCTTCTTTAATAGAAAAAATTTAAATGATGACTTGCCCACAACCGAAACTAGAGAAGGATTTTTCATGATTGACGATAGTGATCTAGATTATGAAAGTGGGGATTATCTTCTTTTAGAAGCCGCCGACGAAGAAAATGAATTTCATAACAGAGTAGTTTTCGTCAATTCAGTACCCACAACCAGCGATGGTACACTAGCATATGAAATACAACTATTAGATGACATTGGATTCTTTAATGAAGATCCAGAGGAGTTTACTATCACCAAATTGACCAACGCACCAAAACTAAAAATCAGATATAGAATACCAGATCTTGGTGATGAAACAATTACCATAGTAGATGATCAAGGGGATGTGAACTAATCATGGCATACAATTACGGATCATCAGAATCAACAGAAGACTGGCCAAATACCACCCCTGCACTTATTGCTTTATTTTCGGACGATAACGGACTAATACCACTCATACCCGAGTTTGGATGTGGGACCGATGGTGATAATACTTTTAGTCTTTTCATAAAAACAACATCATCCACCGATGCTAATACTGGATCTTTTTCTAGAGGGAGTGCATGGAGAAAAGCCTATAGATTTCTTAATAGGTTTGACACTGTTAATATTAGCATGGACAGGTTCGGTTCGCCAAATGATGGTAGTGCGACATACAATGCACAGCGAAGTTCCTTTGAAACTACTACAAACTATGTGACACCGTTCGATCACAAGCCCCCCTGTAGGTTTCCAATAAGTCCATCTTCCAATCAGACTATGGACATAGGAGAAACAAGTCCCCTGATAGAACTGGTATACTCTATGGCACTCAACAACATCGACATTGCCGCCGGTGGCTGGGATGGTCAGTTGAGCGATCAAGGTGTCCAATGGGCTATTGGAGCTAA